CATCCTTCTAATACATTTTTCAATTCCGAATAAGTCAACTCTTGGTAAAGGTCTGTGATTTCGGTTTGTCCATTAATAAACTTGTCAGTTTCTTCTTTAGTTGCTGCTAAAGGAGTTTCCTTTGGTTTAACACGGATTGTTGTTACAGGGTAAGAAGTACCACTATCTTCAGCTGATACTACTTCAACAGTAATATCTCTACCTTCATTTGGGTCAGTAATATCACCATAATCAGGATCTGCCATATAACCAAGAATCTCTTGATATACAGTTTTACCAAAGCCCCAAAATTTTACACCTTCACCTTCTTCACCTCTTACCAATACTGGTACGAATGTTCTAAGTTTCGGCTCCATTTTCTTAGCAGCTTTCCAATCTTCCTTATCACCCATTCTTTTAAGTTTGTCAGCAAACTCAACAATTGGGTCAGGTCTACCGAATGACATCGGAGATAGATAAGTTTTGTTGTTTACGTTGTAGTGAAAGTACAATTCAATGAAAGGATTCTCTTTGTTGAATTTGTAAGGGACCAAACGAATAGTGTGTTTGCCCGGTGCTGGTTTCCAAAGTTCTACAGTTGTTCTTTGGGTGTTTTGCAGTTTGTTAAGTCTGCTCTTAATTGCGTCTAAATTAATAGCCATGTCTTTTAAGTTTTAAGAGTTTAAGGTTTAAAACATACGTTTTAAGGTTGGTTTATAGTGTCTTTCCTACACTTCCGTTACACATATAAATATAATGGAAACACAAATATACGAAGAATACCTGATATTTCCAAATCTTTTTTTTGATATATTTTTATGGTAAATGATGTCACAAATATACGATAAATTTGTGATAATAACAAATAAAAAATACTCTATTGTAAACCGATGTATATCTTTTTATAATCTACAGCCAATATAGATAGTACACATATAGTGAGGGAAATTACAGCACACCCAAGCTCATTATCAGGCCCAGCAAATGGAAGTATGTAAGGTAGGGGACCACATAATATACCCCAGCCTATTAGACCGGATATAAGAGAGGTGAGTATTAGTTGCCAGTTTTTCATCTTAGTTTATAGCTATATAAAGTTCCACAATCATCGTCATCTAAGTCATCCTCCACCACTTGGATACCACTACCTATAAGGTCTTGTAACTTTTGGAGATTCACTCTCCTCCAATATCCAAATCGGAGATATACATCATTATTACCACCAACTACTTGTGAGATATCATACTCACCAAATTCAGACCGAATTAGAACTAAAGTGTCTGCGTCTATTCTCATATTAAAGGGGTTTTAATTATTTAACAATTTCAATCATTGAAAGTGGAACAGTATAAGAACCAAACCCACCACTTAACACTTTTAACGAAGCTTTGGTACGATTTACTTTTTCAACACGAAGTTGTTTACCCATCAACTTAGGGTGGTTCACTTTAACATTCATTCCAACTCTCAACTCCTGCTTTTTTTCGTAAGCAATCATAGCTCGTTTGGAGTTCATTACTTCTACTACTAATGAGTTAAGGTTTCGTAATTCTTCCAAATTCATCTGATTTAATTGGGAATAGTTCATATTTTTAGGGGTTATCTCTTATTACTCTATAAATGTACAAAAAAGTATTCGTAATTCCTAGTCTTTTCTGAATTATTTTTTTAAATATGTATTCACATATTCGGTCTGAGTCATTGTTTTTTCAGTACCATTGGGAAATAATACCCGAACTATCATTTCTCCATTTGATAGGTAACGGGCGGTGATTTGGGGAGTCATCATATTATTATAGTCTAATGTATAATTCAGTAAATTCAATTCGGTCAGTAATGTGAGTAGGTAATCCCATCTGCTTTGCCATCTCTAACATTTCGCTATAAAAGTATCCATCCCATATACCACACAACATATTGTATAAAGGGGTGTGCCAACTTTCATTTCTAGCGATGTGGTAATCTTCCACTATTCGGATGGTAGTAGAGTGGAACTCCATCATTTTTTCGGAGAACAATTCGTGGCGGTTAAATCTTACAGTATTCATATCGTTATCGTTTTATTACATAGTAAACATACGAAGAAAGCCCGATATAAACAAGCGTTTATGAGAATAATTTGTGACAATTTGTGTCAAAATAAAAAAGGGAGAATTTTTAGTTTCTCCCTTTTAGTTATTTTTTAATCATTGATTTTAGTTTTGTTGATTCTTCTCTCATATATGGCTTGTCATCAAATACGGATTGAATCATATCTGCTTCTTTATGGAAACCATTCATTCTTAAAGTGAATGCTATACCATCTGCCGCATCAACTCCATCCCACCCTGAAGATGCTGCTACTTTTCTAGCAAATTCATGTGTACCATCTTCTCCACCCCAATATTCCGAACTATCTACTCCGTTAGTTCTAATATCTGCCATTTTCTCTTTATACTTAGGGTCATCCATTGATGGGTAGTTTACTCTCTTAGCCCATTCAGGTTTTCCTTCAATCTTTGATATCAGCTCTCTTGCTTCATCGTGAAAATTAGCATCAGTTAATGCTTCAACTGCTGCTTGATACATTGCTTTTTGATATCCATCTTTACCCAACTTTTGTGGAGTAATTCCAAATTCTTCTGCTTTTTTCTTAGCTTCTTTGTTTACATTAGGATTACCTTTTCTAGCTTCTTTTGGTTTAGCAGTAGGTTCGGTTTGTGGTTCTGATTTACTCCCACCACCTTGTGAATACTTTGCGATTATATCTTTAGCGTATTTGTTACCAGGATTACCACTAATTGCGGTCATTAAATCCATTGGTTTCAATTTTTTAGAATCAATATCAGCTGATAAGTTTGATAAATTAACACCATTCTCATCTGCCCAACCTGCTACCGCAGTTGCTCTTAACCCAGTCTTAGCTGCAATTGATTTAACAGTTGCCATACCATCTATTTTAGGTTCACCACCTCTATCTTTTGAATAATCTCCACCAAACATATCATTTGGTTTTGCAGCTCCTTTAGATGCACCACCTTTCTGGGCTTTAGGGTCTTCGTGAGTACCAGCCTTTAATGCTGCTTGATACGAATCCTTTGATTTGAAGTGTACTAATTTTCCAGTCTCTTTACTTTTAGCTTTAAAATCTTCAGCTTCAAATAGTCTTTTTAAACTTATGTTTGCCATTATGTGTTATTATATTCTATAAATATACGAATTTTTATTTACATCCCCAAATCCTATGCCAATAAATGATAGTATTCTTTGAAATGTTTTATTCTATCCGGTAATCCAATAGTACCACCATTTACTCTTTTAGTGATTGATGTTACTACTGCATCAGTTGCTCCACCATCAGCCATCTTATGTAATCCGTTTTTAGAGAAAAACCAAGCTGCTGAAAGTAATGCGTACTTAGATGCTACTACATCAGGATTTGATAAAATATCTTCACCAATTGCTTTACCAAATGCGGTATAGTTTTCCTTACCTGTCAATTGGATATATCCTCTACCTCTAAATTTGTAACCTTCACCACTTGATTCTGGTCCGTTACCCATTCTACCACCATACACTTTAGATGCAATCTTCTCCGGCTTTCTTTCGTAAGGTAGAGCTGATTCTAAAGTTGGAAAATATTTCTTAAAGATACCATTCAAACCTTTAGCTGAATAGTTTAGATTTTCTTGTGTTGCTTTGAATCCACCACTTTCGTGTCCACATTGTGCTAAGAAGTGTGCTAATCTTAATGGAGTATTGATTTGGAACTTAGCTGCCGTATCAGGAATCATTTGAATTACTGCATCAGGAATATGTCCCTTTAATTTATCCAATTTCAATCCACCTACCGGTGCTATTGGAGCAGGTGTTGGTGGAGGAGTGTTCTCACCCACAATCATCGCCCAAGTTTTGTCACCTACAATACCATCTGCAGGAAGTCCGTGTTTTGTTTGAAATGCTTTTACAGCTTCTTCAGTTTTTGGTCCAAAATTTGTTACTGCTGGTGAAATTCCTAATTTCTCCTGCATTAATTTTACATTTTCGTTGTTATCGCCTTTTTTTAATAACATTGTAGTATTATTTATGTTCTTCAGTTATAACTTCTTTTCCATCACCAAAGTCAATTACTTCAAAAACTCTTGTCTGAATTTTCTTAGTTCCTTC